CGCCTCCACCAAAACCGCCGAAATCAATTTGGCTTCTTCCAGCTTCAGCTCCGTCTTGCCCGCATCGCTGCGCCGTTTGCGCGTCGGCTTGACGCTGACCGCCTCCAGCTTGCGGTATAGTGTGGCAAGGCTGATGCCCAAATCCTGCGCCTGCTGCTTAAGATATGCAGAGCGTGCGCCGCGTCCCATTGCTTCCGCCTGATTCTCGACTGCCTTAAGACGCTCAATCATTGCCGGATTCATCGCCTTCTCCTGTTTCACCGCCCAACCATTCCGGTACATTGTCTGTCGGTGCTTCGGTCGGTAGGGCATAGCTTTCGCGCAGTTGCTCGCAGTCCAAAATAATTTGATTGAGCGTGCCGACCATCTTCGCGCGGTGGTCAAATCCATGCGCCTCGCCGTGAGCCGCCATCTGTTCAAACATCTCACGCAATCGGCTGATTTGTGAGCGGATACCGACTTCCAAGCTGCCAAGCTGCATCGTCAGCTCGATGCCCACATCCGCAGGTTTAGGTTCTTTGACACCCGTCTGCTTTTTCGACAGCTTTTCTGCCAGCTCATCGACCTTTTTATTTTTATCGGCAATTACCTTATCTTTCGCTTCCGCCGTTTCGCGGCTTTCCCGCAGGGCGACGCGCAGCTCCTTGACTGTCATACGGTCGACATCGTCAAAAGTGTTGCCGTTGACCTCACCGCCTTCGGCAAGCTCCAACAAAGTGTCATCGTCTTCAACCAGCAGCTCGAGCAGTTTGGATTTGCCCAACGTCATCAGCTTAGGCTGCGCCTGTTTCATTTTCGGGTCGATAAATCGGAGGGTGGCATTCATCAATCTTTGAGATTCCCGCCGCCCGAGGCCGAATTCTTTTTCAGCGATTTCGGCAAACCGCCCATGCGGCGTATGTTCTTTGATGATGATCAGCGCGCGTCCCAGCTCAAACATCCCTTCCATCGTTTGGCGTACCGCAAATCGTCCGCGCTCAATCCATACCGTCTCGTTGTAGGCCTCGCCGTTCGAAAACTTGTCCATAACCTCCATGCTGTGGATAGCCAGTTCGTTTGCCGTTGCGCCGACCGTATGTCCTAAAATTTCTGTTGCCATTTCTTTTGCTCCTCAAATGCGACGACGTCGTCGCATTTAGTAAATTCGGTTTTCCAATTCTTGCAAGCGCGCATTCAGCCGCTCTTGCTGTTTTCTAAATCGCTCTGCGATTTGCAGGGTTTTGATGCCGTAGGCGTAGTTTCCGTTATCCAACTTGACCACCAACCCAGAAGCAATCAAATCATCGAGATCCCTACTGATTTGTGTTGGTGTCATCCCCAGCCCAACCGATAAATCTTTATTACTCAGGCCGATAATTGGATGTTCATCAAGCGCGATAAAGACCCTCAATAGTCGCTGTACCCTTTTACTTTCTGCCATATCGACTCCTACGCTGCGTCTTGTTTGGACTTAAGCCCGAGTTCCAGCGCGATTTGATGCGCCTTCCCTCGATTTGCCTTGACGTTGCCGTTCAAAATCCGAGACACATAAGTCGGGTCATAGCCACGCGCCATGCACCAATCCTTAATCGTTTCACCGCGTTCTCGGAAACCTGCTTTTATTTTTTCTGCTTTCACGGAATATCTCCTATTTCGTTCTCGTGCTAGAATCGCGATTGTTTAAAGATTTAAACAATCTTGGTTAAATGTTGTGTAAATAATAGTGGAAATATCCCACTATTGCAAGGTTTATTTCCACTTATTTGAGGATTTTTTGGCATGGTTTTGGAAAAAATTAGGCAAATTATTGAATTTAATAAGATAACTCTTGACGAATTTGCTGAAAAAATTGGAGAGAAACCAACCAGACTTAAGGACGTACTGCGGGGAAAGCAGCGACCACCCTTAGAAATGATTCAGTCAATAGTGGAAAATTTCCAAATTGATGCTAACTGGCTAATCGGAAAAAGTGGAAATTTCCAAGACAAAAGAAGCTTTAACCAAGATGACTACGTCTATATCCCCATGTTCGATGTAGAAGTATCTGCGGGCAACGGTACGACTGCCTACGGTGTAACCGACCCCGCCAATCATCTGGCGTTTAGAAGAGAATGGCTGCTCCAACGCGGCTTGCATGAGCAAGACCTCAACATCGTTACAGCCAAAGGAGACAGCATGGAGCCGACCATCAGCAGCAAAGACACGCTGCTGGTTGATACCTCCAAAACTAATCCGCGCGACGGCCATATCTACGTCATCCGCAGCGGCGACATGTTATGGGTAAAGCGAGTCCAACGCCAAATCGACGGCAGCCTGCTCTTAATTTCCGACAATTCAACCTATCCGCCCATGCCGCTGATGCTGTCTGACCATCCGGACATACAGGTTATTGGCCAAGTGGTTCAGATTTCAAAAGACCTGAACTAGCCACAATCAAAAAGGGAAATAGAATGAAAATACTCGCTTTATTAATTGCCGCTACCTGTGTTTTATCTGCGTGTAGCGGCCAATCTGAAGAGCAACCGGCACCTGCCCAGCCTCAAGAGCAAGTTCAATCCGAATTGAAAACCATGTCGGCAAGCTATGCCGAATATCAAGCAGCAGCCAATAAAGGGCTTGCCGACCAAAAAACCGGGCTATCCCTGCCTGAACATGTATCCCCAACCGATAATGCAGAAGGGAAGAATCTGCTGCATGACTTTTCAGACGGCCTCACATTAACCGTTGATACCGATAAAGCCGACAAAATTACTGCCGTCCGAGTAGTCTGGAACACAGAGGCGTCGTCTGAAAAAACAGACAAACTGGCCAAAGCCGCTGCCGCCCTGATTGCGGCAACCGCTCCGGAAGATCACACCCTGTTACGTGACACTAATGAGCAAATCAAAATAGCGATTGACAACCATAATGCGAAAAAAGACCCAACCCGTGAATGGGCGCGTGGTGGGATTGCTTATGAAGTCACTGTTACCAATTTACCGAGCGTGGTTTTGACGGCGAAACCTGAGTAACCTGCATTACAGTCACAGACTGTTTGATCATCCGATAATGATGTGCCCCAAACTTGTCTTTAATAGAAAGCAATTCTCTCAAAATCAGTTTTATCCTCCTTAAAAGATTAGTTACTTCAGAGTGCAGCCTGCATGTAGAAGACCTGAAAAATATAGGGAAAAACGGAGTATTCAAAATGGAACAGTCCAATTTAAACCTTGATAAACAATCTGAAACTGAAACGTTCACCATTTCGTATAATTCTGCTGATGCCGATTTACAGAACCATCGGCTAAATGCAGGAGATTTAGCAACAGCCATTAAAGAAATGAATGACTTATTGGTAAAATCTGATAAGGTCTTAAATGGGAAAAAACGAAGTTTTGAAGTATTTGTAGAAGCGCCTGCAAAAGAGGGATCACTCGGCGTTCAATTTTTAGTAGAAATGTTGAATCCTGAGAATGCTATGCCAGTTTTAGCCGCCGTTGGTGTGGTAGGAGGACTAGTAAAAACAACTTTTGATGTTGCTCGTGAAATGAATGGGCATACTTATCTTGATATTGAAACATGCGAAGATTCAGATGATGCCACAATTAAATTGGATGGGAAGACTATTACCAGCCATGAGGATGTAGCGGTTTTGATATCCTATCCGGAAATCAGGGAATCCATTAAAAAGATTGTGACTGTACCTTTAGAAAATCATGAACAACCGGAATTTAAAATTTTTAAATCTACTTCTACTGATACCGAAACCAGTGAAGCAAAAATCGAAACCGTCTCATTTGATGAAAAAGCAATCAAAGCAATTAGTCAGCTGAATACTCAGAATAAAGACCCTCAGATAGTTACCTTGAAAGCAGTCATCACTTTCGTCAAAATTAATTTTACGGGCAAGAAAGGCTGGAAAATTAAATTAGACGGGAAAGAAGTCCCTGTAGAAATCAAAGACGACAATTTTTTTCTCCGAATTAAAAAGGCTACTCTTTCTTTTAAAGATGGAGATGAATACAATGCCGTATTGGAGCGTACATCACGATTTGATGGTAAAACCAATCAGGAAAAATTCAGTTATGCACTGATTAGCGCCAAGAAAAAGCGTAAACCTAAAAAATAATTTGTATAGGAATGAGAATGGCTGTTGTAGATTTTGTGCACAACAATCTGCTTTGGATAGGGATAATTTTGCTTATCCCTGTTTTCTCATGTCTAATGAAAATCATATTTTTCGAACTTTCCCTCTTCTTCAAACCTACCCATAAACTTACTATTCGACATTTCCATGAAGGCGCATTAAAAGACGAAATCACAATAGATCTCAATGCTAATGAACCACTTGTCAGACAAATCAAGCGTATAAAACAGGGGGCAAAATGAATTCTGAAACAAATAACGTTGCCTCAGTACCTAAGGGTCAATATGCCATTACAGCAGGTTGCTCCACGCTAGTTATTTGGGTCATCAATAATATCTTGCCTCCCAAGCTAAC